AGTACATACTTGACCTCAGATACGGAGCTTCCCCAATGACACTATCTGATATAGCCAAAGCGATGGGAGTCTCTGACTCCACAGTAGATCGCAGGATTCAGAAGATATTACGAAAGATTATTGACCATCTTGGAGGGCCAACGCCGTGGGCGTAAAGATCAACCTCGAAAGATATGAGGTTGTGATGGCGGTGAATACAGCAGTAGAACGATATGTATCTACTATGAAGAATCAACAGATGCGTGGGCTACAGGACATGGATCCTTGGCAGCGAATCCTTCTTGATGTTGATGGGTGTGGTGCAGAAATCGCTGTCGCCAAATACTTAGGTGTCTATTGGTCTGGTGCTTTCGGTCAAGGTGGCGTGGACATAGAACCAAACATAGATGTGAAGTACACAAAGCATGAGCAAGGTAGATTGTTAGTTAGACCCGATGCAAAGGATGACATCAAGTTCGTTCTTGTTCGTGGTGGTATGCCGAACTACGAACTCATCGGTTGGATTATGGGTGCCGAAGCCAAGAAGGAAGAGTGGTTAGATAAACCTGACTGGCGTAGACCTGAGATTTATTGTGTACCTGAAGAGAAGTTGAGAAAGTTCAGAGGTTATTATGGCTAGATATGATTACGAATGCCCGGGCTGTGGCAATGTAGTTGAGATTGTCCGTGGGTTCAACGATCCTGAAGAAGATTATGACTGTCCAACTAAAGAATGTGGCAACACATTGGTGAGAAAGTATTCTGCTACACCTACGATATTCAAAGCTGCTGGCTTCTACTCCACAGATAACTTCCGTAAATGAAAGAACCCCCTCCGAAGAGGGGGTTCTTTCCCTAGAGTGGAGGATCAGATCCACTACTGCTTAGTCTAATGCCGCTGAGGGCATTGTCAACTTACTTGCCGTACTCAGCCTTGAGGAACTTCCCACAATATGGCCACGGCTTCGATCCCCGATCAGCATAGATGTGCAGAGCCACATGGAACTGCTCCATCAGGGTTGCCTTCTTCGGTGGTGTGCCGCGTTTGCCGCCATGTGCCACCCAAGTCCGGGGATATTCGATTTGGAAGTAGCCTTGGAATTGCTTCTGATTCCCGGCTACAGCATTCGATCTTCCGCTGCTCTCACACATAGCGAGCTTCTGCCATGCTGGCGGCAGATGATCGAAGGTCATGTCCTCGTAGTGAATCACGACCGGTATGTCCTGAACTACGAGATCCGTTTCAGCTTTTGGTTCAATGGTCTTGAGTGGGGGCGATAGAAGTACCGCCCCCAACAAGAGACCACCGATGATAAGTCGGTGCATTGTTTACCTTTCTCCTCCGAAGAGGATTGACCCTATCCAAACAAGGAAGGGAACCATCATCAGGATGGGGGAGTCCTCACTCATGCCGAGTGGGAATGTGAAGAAGGTAAGGAAGAAAAGTACATAACCCATCAACCCTCCTTCATCTCACAGGTGATAACCGATAGGTCGAACTCGGCATCATCCCATCCATCTTCATGTTCGACCCAAGGTTCATCGAGTTGCAATCGCAATGTGTTCTCGATGTCTTCGAACTCTTTCTGCGTTAGCGGTCTGTTCGTTTCGAATACCGCATTGAATGTGTACTTCATTCCTGACCCTCACTCTTCCACTTGGTTGTGTCTATGACTCGGATTGTTTCTTCACCGAGTTCAATGGATTGGCGGTCAGTAATCCACCATTCCAACCCTTCGAGTCGGCGAGATAGGTCTCCACGAAGGAGGTTATCATCACTTGAATAGATGGAAACAATGATGCGTTGCAGTTTCTCACTCACTTGGCACCACCTTCTTTATCTCGACACATGAGTGGCAGATTGGGTAGTCGAATCGGTAATCGAACCCATCATCATCAAAGTTTGTACAGCAAACCTCGCAGTATGTCCTTTCATCTACCTTTCTGATGGGAGTTATGTGTTCAATCCATGATCGAAGTGAACCTCGCAATGCAGAAAGGTCGCTATCACCTAGACCTTCATCATCTAGGAGAGTGAGAGTTCCAATCAAAGCCTTGGCTTGAGCTTTGGCTATCCTCTCGAGTCGTTTTCCATGGTTCATTACTTCACCTCCGAATGTTTCTTTACAGATTTGCTAAACGATTCCCATTTGCAGTCGCAGATACCACATTCATCTGAGTACTTACATTCAGGTTGATGTGGGTCATAGATGTACTCCATGCATTCGATGCAGTTGTTGTTCTCATCGTAGATATTCATGCTGGGATCTCCTCAATCACTACCGAATCTTGGAGTTCACCGCCGATAAGCCTTGGCTTATCTTCTTCAAACTCACCAGCATGGAACTTATCGAGTGCTTCACCTCTACTGGAAGCCTCCAGTTCGAGGTCATACCAGCGTTCATACACATACTTCACCATGAACTTAGGCATTAGTTGGTCTCCCTTACTACGACACAGATGTCTTCGCCTTCTTGCCAAGCAACCTCAGTCACTAAGTAAGAAAGTCGGTTTATCCAGCGATAGCCGTTGTAAATCCAATCGCTATCTCCTTCAGAGACCCAAGTCCAAATCTGTTTAGGATCGAAAGTCTTCAACTGCTCAGGGTCATCAAACCAAAAGCCATTCTCGCCATTCTGAATCGGCTTGTACTTTGCTTTCCATTCTTTGTAGTTCATATCGAGGAAAGTTTCAGCTTTATTCATTACTTATCCTCCCCGAAGTAGCATTCGACCATACTGCCCCAGCAATAGTGGTCTCCAACCCACCAAATGTGGGTCATTACATAATAGATAGCGATGATGCCGAGCAATATCGCAACTGCACGAACTCGCTTTCCTCTCTTCGTTAGTTTCATTTCTGTTCCTTTTCTCTAGTGGTCAGTCTCTTCAGATGGGGTAGACCAGTTCCCCATGACCTCCCCGAAGGGAGGTTTCGACTTACGATGCTTGGTTCCAATCGCAGTTCTTGCAGTAGTGCCACTCTGCTTCCCAGTCAGAGACCCTTGCTTGGCAATCTGGAATCGCCACTCTCTTCCCATCCTTCGTCACATAAGAGATGCAAGTTCTTTGAATCGAACCATCTGAGAAGAACATCATGTCGAACCATTGGTCGCCGACCTTGATGTTCTTTCGGTCAGTCATTCGAACTCTGTCGGGTTGGCAGATGTCCATGTGCTTTTCATAATCAGCATTCGTTGATGCTTCTGCCCAACAAGTGGTGCAGATGTAAGTCATTCCAGTTTTCATTTTCCAATCCTCCAAAGGTTTGCCTTGGTTGTTTCGACTAGCGTTTCGATTGCAGTCTTTCCTTCTGCAACCTCAGTTGGAGTCAGGTCAACCCATTCCTCCATGCCTTCCTCGACATCGGGTTCGAACCCAATGGCATCGGTGGTCAGGGTCAATGCCTTCTTCATATCTTCTGAATAGACATAGACCACCATGCAGAACCCACCAGTCTGTTCGACTTGGCATTTGATTCCAGCATCTTCGAGAGCAAGAGCAAGTTCATTGCTTCCATCACTTTCAGCAACAGAAGAGCATCGGCAGACATAACAACCGCCGTGTTCCATCCGTAGGAAGTTCCCATTCATATCGTGAACTTCATAATCAACCATGTGTGGATGTGCCACGAACTCTTTGCATGGTGCAACAGATTCGTGGAATCTTTTTTTCTGTAGCTCGATTTGCATCTCTAACCTCACGCCCCCTTCTTCGATCCGTGGAGGAGTCGGTCTTCGTAAGCGGTGAGGAGTTGGTCAACTCCATCTTGTGCATCCCCGAACTCTGCAAGGAAGTCGCGTTCCTCGCTGGAGTAGATAAATCGGATGTCGTAGCAGAGGGAGTCGCCGTCATGGGTGGACTCCCCGATTTCCTTCTCTCCTCTGTAAATGTGGAGAGTGTGTCCAATCATTCCTCGAGAGTTCTCGAAGAGTCGGACTTTCTTTACTTCGTACATTCTGACCCTTTCTCTAGTTTGGTTTGTCTCATCAGTTCGGGGGGAACCACCCCACCGAAGACCCCCGAAGGGGTTTCGACTATTCCGCCATGTCCTCCCTTGTTTGTCTGTCGGTGTATGCCCTGACCTCGTAGAGGGTTTTCATGGGATCTTCTTCGGTTGCTTCTGCAATCTGTTCGACAAGATAGAGAAACGATTCAGTTTCTCCGAACTTCTCGAAGATTTGAGATGCCAAACGATGAACCAACTTCCACGAAGCGGATTCGTTTTCTTCTTCGAAGTAGTGAAATACATTCGAGTCATCGAAGGAGAAGCAGTCACAATCTTCTTCATGCTTTGCACATCCTTCCCCTTCATCGAAGAACTCTGAATATCTTTCCTCTGCTTCTTCGATTGTTTCGGCTTGAATGTCTAACGATTGGCAAACGATGTAGGCGGTGAATGTTTTCATCGTGAAATCTCCACTAATCCTTTGCTATTCAATGCCCTTCTAACGATTCCCTGATGGCGTGAAGTGGTCACAGAAAACTTCTGTTTGACCATGTACCAACCCTCAGAAGAATGCCAAGCGATTGGGGTTCGATAAGAAAGAACCACATAATCCATTGAGTCTTTGACTGCTTCATAT